TGAGATGCTTGATGTCCGCAACGCCGGCGACGCACGCCTTGAGGTGCGCCTCGTTCGCGAACTCCCCCTTCGGGGTCTGATGGTACGCCTCAAACAGAGCCGCATCCCAGAGAACATAGGCTTCCGCCCCCTTCGGTTGGGCGAGCAACTCTACGATCTTCGGGTCTTTCAGCGTCCTCGTGTCCTTCTTGATCCACGCCATTTGTGCCTCCTAGAACGGCTGGTTGCCGAGGCTCGCCTCGTAGCGGCCTCGCAGGTGCGCGATGAGTGCTGCCATCGTTCGCAGGTTCGCCTTTGCTGAGATGAGCGACTTAGACGGAATGCCATCGCGACCGTCTGTGATCGTCTCCTCCCACCACGAGGCTTCGGTGTTTGTGTTGAGCGTGAGCATCGCGCCGGTCGGCTTGGAGACGAAGACATAGGCGATTGGCTTGACCCGCTTGAGGCGGTACCCAATCGTGTCCACGATGAAGTGATCCCAAGCGTACTGAGTCGGCTGAGCGCCGAACTCACGGCTCTGAGACTTCACCTCTAGCACTGACCCATCCCAAAGGATGATGTCCTTCTCCTCCGCACTGAACTGCGCGATCTCCTGCTCCGTTTTTGCGTACTGCAAGTCAGGCACTTCGCACGGGATACCCTGAGAGCGGAGATACTCCCCAACCCGCTGGTTCCAGTCGTGCCCGCTCGCTATCCGCGCGTGGAGCCGATTGTCCAGCATCAGAACGGCAACTCTTCAAGCGAATCCTCGGGGACGAGTTTCGGTGCCGGTGCGCTCTTGCCTGCGATCCACTTGATGCTTGGCTTGTCCTTGCACCACGAGCCGTCAGGAGCCTTGTGGCTCGCCGCCCAGAATGGGTTGTACGGCTTGCCGCTCGCCTTACTTACGCCGCCTGGCTTGAGTTGCCACGCCTCGCCGTGCGAGCAGGCATCATCGGTCACGCCCTGCGCGAAGATGATCGCTGCCTGTGCCGCCAAGATGTCATCGTCGGAGGCCCTCACAGAAGCCTCTGGCGTGCCCATTTGCGGGCTTCTGACGGGCGCTGCCGCGCGTGCTGGGGCTTGACCCCTCTCTGGGCTGTAGAGGCTCCTGCCGATGCCGAGTGCGGCGGCGGCCCTGCGGCGACTATCTGTCACGCTGGACTTCAGCGGCTCCTCGTCTCGCCCTGCGGCGTTCGGATAGCCAGCCTCCTCAATGGTCTTCTGCGCTCCTTCGTGACTGACGATCAGCCGACCACGGACAACCGCGTTCGCCGCATCTACCACCTCCCAAGAGAACGACCACCCCATCGTGCCGAAGACCTCATCCAGCCTCGTGTCAATGGCCCGCACATCTGCGTATGTGTAGGTCATTCCTGATCGCCCAGGGCGGGTCTTGAGATCCTTCGGATCAAAGGGCGCTGCGAGCGCCTGTGCGATTTCCTTGCTCACTTGTTCCTCCTTCGCTTTAGTTCCATTTCCCAGCGTGCCTTCGGCGCACTTGACTGGGCTTTATTCCTAACCCTTGAGCCACTATCCCAATCCTGACCCTCAGTTGGGAGGTTCGCTAGGAACCAGTTAGCAGCCTTGTAGATCGTTCCGTGATGAACTTCCGTGTCCTGATACGAGATCAGCCTGATGACCTCTGGGAACCTTGTCTGAATGTCCTCTTGCATCCGTGCAAGCATCCAAGTCGCCGTATTCTTAGGACACTCAGGCGAGAGTGCCAACCGTCGTAGTTCAAGGAGGCTCTGACCATCCTTGAGCCTGTTGGCTGCCACTGGAGACGACCAGATCGCTACTCCATACGCGACTCCGTGAGCCTCCAAGACATAGCAGGCGTAGTAGCGGTTGCGAACGACATTGCTCCAATCAATGACTGGGAACCTGGAGTGCCAGATAGCGTTCAACTTGCAGGCATCTGGCGCTCCGATTGAACGAACTGAGAACTCTCGTGGGGAGGCTGGCGTTGGACGCTCCTCCTCAGCGAACAGTCCGAGTTCGGTCACTTGTCCACCTCCTCTGTCTTGAACCTGAAGACCCGTGCCCCAGGCTTTTCTACGGTGTGCGTCTTGAGCGCCAACTCGTAGGTTTCTGGCGAGACCGCCTTTGCGACCTCTGCCACCGCCTCCCAATCCGTCTTGACGGTTGGCTTGTTCTGCTTCCAAGTGGCCTGCCAGCCCTCGCCGTAGACGCCTGCCTTCTCGCCAATCGCCTCCTTGAGCGAGATCGCGAGATTCTGCAACTCCTGATCCAGCAACTTGGACTCGTACTGCTTCTCGGCGTAGAGCGCAGCCACGCGCTCAATGCCATCGTTCGCCTGCGCCAACTCATCGGTGCCCGACCACGGGATGACCGCAGCCAGCGCGTCCGAGTCCTCGCCTTGCAGCGCCGGTGGCGTGCCGTTCATCACGCAATCCCTGAAGGCGATTGCCTTCTGGTAGAGCCGTGTCTGAAACTCAAAGTCCTCAACCACGCGCTCAATGCGGAAGACGAGGCCGCCCAAGAGCGCTGCCACATCCACCCACGGTGCGCCCGTCACGAACATCTGCCATTGCACTTGGGCTTCTACCTCAGGCGGCACGGGATACAGGCTCCAGCGCGGCGAGGTGCTCGTCTTGATCTCAACCAGCCCCTCCTCGCCGACGATGGTGCGATCCAGCGATGCCATCACCCACGGGATGTCCTTGAGCCTCACGATGCCGTTGCTTCGTCGCAACTCACGCCCTGTCTCCATCTCGTAGAACTCCGCGACCGTGCTCTCAAGCAGGATGCCGCGCACGGCGGCTGGCCCGACTGGATCAGGCGTGTAGGCTCCACGCTTCTCTGCCCAGAGTTGATACGGAGTCTTGTACGGCGAGAGACCGGCGATGACCGCCGCCTCCGTCGCCGTGATGCCGTCCTTCCTGAGTGCGAACCACTCAGGGCTGCGCTGCTCTGCCTTCACGAACTCGTACCGATTGCTCACTTTGCCTCCTTCTTTGCTGCCTTCAGGAGCAGCCTCGCCTCATCAAGCCTGAAGCCGCCGGTGGGCTTGTAGATCTCCACCAGCGTCGTGTAGTGCCGAACCTTGCAAGGCTTGCACAGGCGCTCAATCATCGTTGGCTTGACCTCGCTCTCTACATTCTGCCAACAGAGAGAGCACTTCCACTTGGTCACTTGCCCTCCTTCTTTTGCCGATCCTTCTTTGCCCAGCCCTCGCCGATGAACACCGATGCGGCGGGCGTGTAGACCATCCGCATCCAGCGCCCACACTTGGCGCACCTCGGGTTATAGATCTCCTTGATTGAGTGCGTGTGCTCCTCACGCGCCCCGCAATCACCGCAGCGGTATTCGTAAACCGGCATTAGCGGATGACCAAGAACAGAAAGATCAGAAATCCAAAGCCATACGCGAGCAGCACCGCGTCGCGCAGGAGCGCATCCTGCTCCTCACGGTCGCGCTGCACTTCGGTCTTGGGCTTCATCGCCACTCGCGTATAGACGAGCGGCTGGGTTCTGCGGTTGAGTTTCACTTTGCCTCCTTCTTCGCCTTCCGGCGCTTCGCGGGCTTGGGCTTGTAAGGCCCTTCCCATTCGTCTGCAATCTTTGCGACGAGTGCCTTCTTCACCTTTGCGTTCACTTCGTCATCCTGTCCGATGACGACGAACAGATCGTCAAGATTCAGTTTGTCGTTCATCGCATTGACCCCACTGCTAGGAGCAGAATCATTGACGCGATGAACGCCACGAGTGCGAGTGCGTCCAAGATCATCGTCCTCACTTCGCACCTCCTGCAATCGCCTTCATCTTCTCGTCAATCTCGGCGATGCGCTTCTCAAATCCTTCAGAGCGGAGTCCGTGTTTTCGTGAATATTCTGCGTAAAGGAATGCCTCGCGCTTTTCTGCAACCAACCGGAGCCACACTCGCTTTGCTTCCTTGTCCACTGGTGCCGGCGTGCTGCTCAGTGGTGCGCCGGATCGCACATCTGCTAGCCGGCGCTGGATCTGATCAAGACGGCGCTGGCGCGTAATCATCCGTGCACGGCGACGGCTCTGTGTGCCGGCGTACCAGTCGCGCCGGCAAGCGACCAACTGCTCAGCGGTGCCGAACTTGTCTAGCATCGTCGGGAACTCCTTGACCGCTTCTGCGATGTACTCCAGTGTCATACTGCGGTCGGTGTCTGCGATGGTCGCCTGAATGTCTGCAATATCTCGGATCAGGTGCTTCTCCCACTTGACCAGTTCCTTCTCGTTCATTGAATGAAGCCGGCTGGTCTGCTCTGCCTCGTTCACTTGAACCTCCTAGATCTTCGGGAGGGCTGTCTTCCCTCCTCGTGGGGTAATCGTACGCCCGTACCAATCCCCTTGTCAACACCCCATTTCACGCACGAAACAGGGTGTGGCGGGCTGGAGGAGGTCAGGCAGCGGGAGGCT